CGCCGTGACCGTCCACGTCCCGGCGGAGGGGATAACGAACAGCGCCTTGCCGGTGGTATCCTTCGCTGTCAGCGTCACGCTGCCATTTGAACAGGTGCAGACGCTCCCCGAGGGGTATGTCACGCCGATAATCGCGTAGGGGTCGGCCGCCTCAAACGTGCCAGTAATCAGCGTCCCGGATTTGTCGTGCGCGGTGACGCCCTTGAGGAGCTTCGCAGGCTCGACGGTGTCACCGGTGAGGTCGATCAGCGTCTCGCCATAGTAGACGATCTTACTGTTTCCCATGCTCAGGCTCCGATCGTGACGGTCATTCCTCCGGCAGCGTTCGCGGCGCTGGTGTACGGCACGGCGGCAATAACGACCTCAGAGAGGTAGTCGTAGCCCTCGTCGGGGAGGATCGTCTGTGCCGTCTTGGCCGGGGTCGCGTTCTTGCTCTGCGCGTTGACGCTCTCGCCGCCATAGGTACCCTTGACGCCGAGTATTGTGACGTCCTTCTTAATGTTCCCGGCGATGATCTTCTGCTTTTCCGCGGCGGCTATGCCTACCTTGCCGCTGCCGTCGTGATAGCCGAGCTCGATGGTGTACTCGCCATCCTTAGTGGAGATAGACCCGGCCGCTGCGCCGCGGTTCGGCATGGTGCCGGTAAGCTTCGCGCCGCGCGCGTAAGCGGTCTCCCCGGCGAGGAGATCGTCCACGTTCGCGGTGGCGTCGCTCGTGTCGCTGTCAAACTCACACGTGCCGATGACGGGATCACCGGCCTTGTCGTGCGCGGTGATGCCCTTGAGCAGCTTCTCCTTGGTCACGGTATCGCCGGTGAGATCCATCAGGGTCTCGCCGTAGAAAATGATTTTGCTGTTTCCCATTAGTTATCTGCACCTCCTATGTTACAGGTCTTTCCTCCGGCGGCGTTGGTGGTCTGCTGAAAGGTGACGCCCCGGACGTTCACGTCCTTGCGCATGACGAGCCCCTCGGTCTCCAGCACCTGTGCCGTCCGGAGCGGCTCGACTTCATACGCGCCGTCATAATAATCATAGATGCCCCCGCCGCTGCCGACGATGGCGGGGCCGAGCTCAACGGTCAGGGCCTCGTCTATCAGCTCGACGGTCAGCCCGCAGCAGCCCATCACAGCACCTCCTTGTCGGGGGAGGCGATCACGCTGAAGGCGGTTTTTATCCTCGCTCCGCGGAGGCTTTCTGTGGAGAACTTCGGACGGATTATCGCCTCGTTGACGCCCGGCGTCATGCCCAGCGTCTCCTCCTGCGTCAGCGGGAAGAGAAACCGTCCGGAGGAGTATGTGATCTCGCCGGGGTAGCGCTTTTCAACGCTGCCCATCGTGACCTTGACCGCCTGTATATCGGCGTCGGTCACTTCTATGCCGTTGAGTTTGATGGATATCGGGACGCTCAGCGCGTCCCCCTGAAGGATAGTCAGCATGGTGTACCTCCTTATCCGGACTTCGGCACGCCGATCACGTAGTCGATCAGGTACGTGCCGCTGTCGTAGGACAGCTTGACACGATCCCCGGCCTTCAGCGTAAGAGCGGCGTTTCCTTTGTACTTTTTTGTCGACGGTGCGGATTCGCCCGCGAAGATCAGCGTCACGCCGTCGGCCGCGACAGCGCCGACAGTGGCGATCAGGAACTGCGGACGCTCCGCCTCGGCGGCGGGCAGGTTGAAGAACTCATCCATTACAGCACCGTCCTTTTCGCAGTGTGCTTCATGAGCTCACCGGCGCGGAGCGTGAGGCTCCAGCCGGTCTCCTCATAAATTCCCCCAATGGTCGGGTGATCTATCGCGATAATGTCCCCGACGCCGTGTCCAGCCTCGGCCAGTGTGGAAAACTCGACCGTCTGTGTGCTCAGCTGGGACTCTGTAACGAGCCTCTTCGCGTAAGCGTCAAGCGCTGCCTGGTCGGCGATCTCGTTGACCTTGACCTGCTGGCAGATGCGCATCCCGCGCCGGATGGTGCTTTTGGAAGACACCGGGGAGTCGTTGACTGCGGTCGCCGTCAGAGTCGCACTCCGGTCGGCGTTCGCGCAGGTGCAGATGAACACGTTGGGCGCGGAAAAGATGTCCGTCCCGGCGCTGTAATCCGGGGCCATAGGCTCTCGCAAAATGTTGCGAGAGCTGTACCGGTGCTTGATCCGCTCGACGGCGGGCGCTGCATAAGGCTCAAGATGCGCCAGCCCGTCTCCGTCAAACCAGACGTCGCGGTATACGATCTCGCCCATCAGAGTGTTGATAATGTCGAGCCTCGTTGTACCCGGCTCAAACTCACGGTCAGCCGGAAGCGTGGAGGCGTTGGGGATGATGCGCGTCCGGGCTATGTTTGCCGCCGCGAGCTGCTGCTCAGCTGCGGTTATATAGTTCGTCCCGGCCGCGATGAACAGGCGGCTTTCAATTCGGTCATTTTTCAGTATCCAGCCGCGGTCGTAGGCGGTGATCTGCTGCCGTTCTCCGGTCGTGCTGCCTTGCAGCGTCGGAGTTGTGGGGCGGAAGATGCCCAGGCTCTTCCAGCCGGTGCCGGTGAAGATCATCGGCTGGAGCTCGTCGCGCAGCAGGTCGAACCGCTCATCGGGGATAATAGCTCCGGAGAAGCTGCCCTTTATTTCACCGTCAGCGGCAAACTTGATGTTCGGCGCGTCGTCCGGGGAGAAGAGCAGCTCCGCAAGAAACGCCCCATTGCGCAGGGCGTTGAGCTTGTATCGCGTCTCACGCATCGAGGTCGACCTCCTCCGGATAGCGCATCTGGCTCACGGCGAAGCTGTAGGAGCTGTAGAACATGCTCTCCGTCTCGCTGAGCGTGTCGAGGATGCCTATGACCATCTTGCCGCCCGGCGTCTTGAGACAGACGGGGGAGCCCATCAGAGCCTCCAGCGCGGTCTTTTCGGCCACGTCGTCCGTCGCGTAGCTGACGGATATCGACCGGTCACAGAACTCTGTCAGCTCCGCCTCCGGGAATTTCCGCCCGGACAGATGCGTCAGGCTGAACGCGCGCGAGGCCTTAATGGTGTTCGTCCTGTGCTGTGCCGTGGAGAGCCTTAAAAACAGCCAGTTTCCGGAGCCCAGAGCGGACAGCATGACGGTTTCCGGCATGACGGATACTGTGACCTCATTCGAGAGCGAATAGTTATACGTCCCGTCCGATGCGCAGACGCGCACCTGATACCTCACAGTGCCGACGGAGTAGTCGTCCGTATAGCTGTAGTCCGTCGTTTTAGCTATCGCGACGCCGTCGCGGTAGACAACAAACTCGGTCCAGCTCCCGGCGTAGCTCCATGACAGCTCTGCGCGGTGATCCGCGTCGACCGTGAGAACGACGCTTCCGCTCGCGGTGTGGCTAACGGTAAAGGTCGCGCTGCCCCATTCGCTCCACAGTCCATAGCTGTTCTGGCTGCGGACGCGGAATGTATGCGCCCCGTCGTCGAGGTAGACCGGGCAGCGCCACGTCTTCTCACTGCCGTACTCGGTGACATCTATGATGTCGTCAAGCTGTAACTGGTAGGCGCTCTGTTCGCTGGTCTGCCAGTTTATGAGCGGACGCGGGGAGGCGTCCTTGACTACGATCACGGGCTTGGTCGGGCCTGCGACGACTACGAACGACAGCGCGGTGCTCCACTCTCCGGCAGCGTTGTCGAGGTTGTAGGTGCGTACTCTCCAGTACCATGTCCCGGAGGTGAATGTACCGGCCGGGGCGGCGTACTCATTGGCTGCGCCCGTCACAGTGCCGAGTGTTGTCCATGCACTGCCGTCAGCGCTCTTCTGTAGCTCTGCCTTGGTCTGCGCACCGCCGCTCTCGTTGCTGTGAGTCCAGCGGAATGTGATTGCCTGTGTGCCATCTTCGAGGGAGCTGTCGGGGCTGAGCGGCGTCGCGACAGGAATGGTGTCAGCGGTTGTAAATGCCGTCCACGCCGAATATGCAGCGCGGCCTAAATTGTCGACTATTTTGAACCGATATTCATAGTTGCCGGACGCGAACAGGTTGGCCGGGGCGGTATAACTTATGCCGGAAGAAGAAACAACGGCAGTTTTGCTGGTGACAGCGGTCGCGCCTGCGGTGCGATATTCAAGAGTGGCACTCTGGGCGGAAAGCGCCGCGAACGATATGGCACTATTCCCAACGCTGGCCATAAACGAGACCTTTTCGGCCCTGTTAACAAAGCTGCCTGCGGCGGGGGAAACCGGAGATACTACAGCGGTGACGTCCGAGTCGCCGAGGGTTGCAATGATAACGGGGGCTTTCTCGGCATGTCTCGAACTTGCAAAGCGAGCAATTGCTGAGGAAGCTCCGCTCATTTGGGATACTCGGCAATCCAAACGGAGCCCGTATACTGCGGCAAGAGCGGCTCCATCCGGTTTCAAATCAGTCTGGTTCCACTCTATGGTCGTGTATGAGCCGACATGAAAGGAGCCCTGAAGTGTTGAATCTATGGCAGGTTGATTTGAGTAATTGACGCTGTCTTCGTTGAAGCTTTGCTGCAAACCTTTCAGGAAAGTTTGACAATACGAAAGGCTCTTCCCGGCTCCGCACTTGAAGATCGCCGAGAGAATGGGGCGGTATTTGTAAGCTTCCGATGGGGCGTTGAAGCCGAGATAGATATAATAGTTGGCGTCCGGGTAGGTACTATCATCCGAGTACCACGGGAAGTCAAAGATGTCACCGGTATGCACATTGGTGTCACCCCAGACTTTAGCCACCGCCGCCGATTTATTCGCGGTCAGTGTCAGTGTCGTGCTCATCTCGGCGCTCCCTTCATCCGGCGGACGCGCTGAGCGTCGCGCACTATCTCAATAATGTCGTTGAACTCCTGAATCGTCCGCGCCTCAATGTAGACGTTGACAGGCGCGTCGTAGCCGCCGTCAGCGCGCGTCTCCTGCGCGTTGGCGATGACCGTGCCCTGCGGCAGGTATACAGTCTCCGGGCCGTTCTCGCCGACCCTCGTGCGCCCTCCGGGGAAGTTGTCGTTGCCCCCGGCGTTGTGAAAATAGTTGCCTGTCCACTGGCCGGTCGTCGGGTCGTAGTAGTTGCCGGTCGAGTCATAGTAGCTCTCGGTCTTATAGTCCGCGCCGTAGAGCGCCTTCTGAATGTTCGACGCCTTGTTCGGGTTGAGCCCGAGCGCGGTGCTGATCCGGTCGCCGTTGAGCGTCAGCAGGCCGACGATCAGATTGATCGTATCGGCTGCCCATGCCAGCGTCCCGGCAATGCCTTGAAGCAGCGTCCCCAGCGGGGGGAGAATATCAGATGTAAGGTCGCCCAGCGGCTCAAGCAGGGAGACAGCGCTGTCCAGTATCGAACCGAAAGCATCGACCGCACCGGAGTCGATAAGAGCTTTGCCGACATTCTCTATGAGCTCGCGCGTCTCATTGAGAGCGTCGGACATATACGGCGCGTACTCTGCGCTGATCTGCTTGCTGACGGCCTCCTGAGACTTAAGCAGCCGGTTCTGTGCTTCGTCTACGGCGGTCAGCGCCTTCAGCTGGTCATTGCTGAGAATGTAGCCGACGTTTTCGGCCTCGGCTGCGTACTTCTTCAGCGAACCGGAGCCCTGTTCGATCAGCGGATTCAGTTTCTGCGCGCTCTCATTGATAAGCCCCATGGCCAGTGCGTCGCGCTCCGCCTGGTTGCTCATTTCCCCGAGCCCGTCTATCACGTCGAGAAATACGTCATAAGAGTCGCGGAGATTGCCCCCGGCGTCCGTGACCGACACGCCGAGCTGGTCAAACATTGCGATAACGTCCTCATTGCCGTCCTTGGCGTCGGACATCTTCGTGGTCAGATCCTTGAGCGAATCCGTGAGGGTGTCCGTGCTGACGTCGAGGAAGTCCTCGGCGTACTGAAAAGCCTGAAGATCCTGCGCGCTTACGCCCGACTGCAAGGAGAGAGCTTCGAGCTCCTTAGCGGCTGCTGCGGACTCCTTGGTGACGTCCATCAGCTTGCGCTCAAGCTTTATCCCCGCTGCGACGACGGCGGCTATACCGGCTGCGGCCGCGGCGGTGGAAGCCGGGATTTTGCCGAGGCCTCCCGTAAACTTAGAGATTCCGTCCGGCAGCTTAACACCGAGCTTATCAGCGACAGTATCGAGAACATCGCCAAGAGAAGTCACGCCCTCGGCGGCCGAGCCGGTCGAACCGGAGACCTCATCAAGCGACTTGTCCATGTTTTCAATGGCCGTCTGCGTCCGTCCCATCTCGCCGTATGTATTAGCGAGCGCGGCCTCGGCGTTGTTGAGCTGAATTATCCAGTTCTGCGTCCGGGAGTCAGCTTCGCCATAAGCCTCGGCGGAGTCGGCGACGGCTTTCTTGAGCGCCTCGACCTTATCCTTCTGTGATAGCATCTGACGCTCGAGAATGTCGTATTTCTGGGTCAGAAACTCGATGCTGTCATTATTGCCGTCGTATTCGGCGGTGAGCTTTCGCATTTCGGAGTTAAGCACCTTGGTACCGTTGTTGATCTCTGCAATCGCCCGCTTGAGCTTCTCCTCGCCGGTGACTTTGAAATCAGTATTTACTTGGCGTGTCGGCATTTAATCACCTCCAAGGAAGAACTCGCGCGCAGACGGTTTATCACGGCGCTGGAGCGGCTGGGGGCTCTCCGGCGGGAGCAATGCCTCACACAGCGCGTTTAGGCGGCGCGGGCAGAGCCCATACCAGAAGCTTTCTTCCGTGCCGTTGAACCGCGTCAGCCAGACGGTGAGCGCCTGCGCAAAATCAATTTTGAACTCCGGCAATGCGCCGGAGCTCAGTTTTTTTCGGCGCTCCCTTCGGGCTCAGCTTCGGCCTCGGTCTTGATCTTGTCGGGGTCGACGAGCGCCATGCGCACGAACATGACGATGTCCATTGCTTCGTCAACCACGGCAGAGGTGTCAGTGATCGGCGGCATATACTGTGACACGTCAAGGACGTCGAAGTGCTTCGACCAGCGATGGCGATGCGCGCACCCGTTGAGCATAGAGGTGAGTGCGACCGCCGCGACGCGAAGATATGCGGAGCCATTGAACAGAATGTTGAGATCACCGAAAGCCGCCTGAATGTCGGCGATGGTGTTATAATCGGCGACAAGGTCGTACTCCACATCGCCGATTTTCTTGTACATTACTCGGTTTCGGATATCCATAACTCACCTCACGCCGTCATCTGGAGCTGCTTCTTGCACCACGCGAGAGCGTCAGCATCGGAATACGCCTCGGCGATTTCCACCATCAAAGGAGCCTTCGTCCCAGTGAGGTGATCCGGCGCAATAAACTCGCCGGTAGTAGTCGGGGTGGCCCACTGGATGTTGTCTTCTTCGGTGCGGTACTGCATACTCGGCGGGCCGAACAGCGATTTACGGGCGAATATACAGACGTATGCGTCCGAATCGCTGGAGTCGTCAGCCGGCATATAGGTACTGATGCCGAGGTAGCGGCCGCGGGTGTTTTCACTGTAGCCGATGCCGGTTATTTTCTTCGGGCTCTGCGGAGTGCCGATGTCGACTTCTGAGGTCTCGGCCTGGAACATGCTGGCCTGAACAGCCAGCGTCAGAGCCTCGACGGCCAGCGAGATCGAGCCGCCGGTACACTTTTTCCTGTAGCGGCTCAGCGCACCGGAGGAGTAGAGACGCCCTTCGGCAAACCTGAGGTCAAACCCGGCCTGAATACCGCGGCCGAGGATCTTCTGGTTTTTGTAGGTGATCAACCCGGTCTCGGCGTTGTAGTTGTACTCGCCGAAGAGGATGTCACGCAGACCGAATACAACGAGATTTTTGCTGCTGAGAGCATCGCTCATATTTTTTTCCTTTCCGGCTCAGAATCCCTTGGATTTGAGCCATTCATCATAAACTTTGAATTCCGCGGCGACTACGTCGTCCGCGCTTTCTTCATTTGCTGTGCGCATCCATTGCCGGGCCCCAATGCCGCGCTTCGGCGCGCCGAATTCAAGGACGAAACCAACCTCGTTATTGGTCGGAGGCTTGGCATGGCTGCGCAGCGGATTGACGCGGCGGACGTTGGTGACCGTAAGCGCACGGTTTTCGGCCTTTCGCCGTCCTTTCGGGTATGCCCGATAGTAGATGCGCCCGTCCTTGCCGACCTTGCGCACGGCGACAAGGCTGTCCGCAAGCTGCCCGGTCTTGACGAGCCCCATCCGGCGCAGTGACCGGCGCATCGCTTCAACGCCGACCTTGCTGCCGGCCTGAAGCATTTCGTCGATCACGTCCTCCGGGATCTCTGCGATCTGCTGCATGTCCAGCATGAGCTGGCCGACGTCGGAGGAGAACTTAGCCATCCCCCAGCGCCTCCTTGCCCTCGAACTCAAATACCCAGTGCTGCCCGTCGCCGTCGTAGGCGTCGGTGATCTGCGGCCACGTGAAGCCCGCGTGCCACAGCGCCCGGCAGAGCTCACGGCGGAGCGTTACGGAAGCAGCGCCCAGCGGGAGCATGAGGTGCAGCTGGCACAGATAGGTGATGCGCCGAGGCTTTCCGGAGCTGTGCAGCTGGGGCATTTCGGTATAGTTGTAGGTGCAGTAGGTGAGGGCTCTGCGCTCATAGATCTGCGGCGCGACCTCCGGCACGACCGGCGTCACGGCCGCGGTGATGCGTTCGTCTATCGTCATCGCGTCACCTCCGCGCAGCTCAGCTCAAGTGTACCGTACCCGGTCGGATACGTGCGCTCGATGCTGTACCGGTGCCCGTCGTGCTCAAGCACGGTCTGACCGTCGTAGTCAAACTCGTTGACCTCCACGACCAAGGACAGCCTGACGCCGGCTTTGAGAGCCTCGTAAAACTCTGTGCGGCCGACGCCCTGGGAGACGGAGCAGAGCACCTCGGTCGGCACGTCCTCCGTCTCATAGTGGTTCGCGTCGTCGTAGGTCTTCTTAACTGCGATGAGCTTGCACAGATCTGTGAACGGTGTCCGGTTACTCTTCATCGTCGTCACCCCTGTTGTAGAGCCCGCACAGCGCCATCGAATCACGCAGCGCCTTGTATGAGATGAACCAGAACTCGCCGTTGCCCTGATAGTTGAACCAGTAACGGCAGTAGTTCTTAATAGCCTGAACGACGAGGGGGTCGGCGTTGCAGGCATTGTCCACGCTCTCCGCTCCGCCGATGTGGAGATCGAGGCAGGCCGCGTTTATAGCCGCCTCGATCTCGCTGTCGAGCCTTGTGTGGGAGATCCCGCCGAGGGAGAGCTTTACATCATCGAGAATCGCCATTTAAGCACCTCCCACGCACTTGTGCCCGATTCGGGCACATTAGCCGCCCGCCTTCTTATTGGTCAGCGTGATAAGGCTCTGATTCTGGACGCTCCTGCCGTCGCAGACCTCGATCGCGACGGTAACTTCATCGTCGGTCTTGTCGTCGGTGTAGCGGCGGAAGCGCAGTGCGACGCCGCTGTTGAAAATGTAGTTGCGGAAGTTGTAGAGCGCGGCGCAGATGGTGTCGGCGGTCGGGTTAGGGTTCGCGTCATCCATGTAAGCCTTGTTGACAATCTCGACGCGGCGGCCGAAGATGTAGTACTCGGGCTTGCCGTTGAGGCCATAGTTGACGCGGGCGACGGGCTGACCGTCGGTATCGACCATGCCCTGAATCTCGTTCATAAAGGTTGCTTTGGTCATAACCCAGATGGCCTCGTCGTCTTCCTCAAGGCCTTCGGCCTTGCAGAGGTCGGCGTAAGAAATGTGCTTGGTGTTGGCGATGTCGATGTTGCCCGTGGCGGTCTCGGCCAGGAAGCCCTTGGGCTGGCCGCTGCCGGTGCCCTTAAAGATGGCGGTCTCCTCGGCCTTGACGATCGCCTCGGCGACGTTCTGCGCCAGCTGTGCCTCGAAGAAACCGTAAGCCATGTTATCCATCTCGTAGCTGACACGGACTGCGCAGCGCAGCTTGTGGTAAGAGAACGAGATATAAGAGACGGTCTTCTTCTGGGTGTCGGAGCCTGCGCCTTCAGCGACCCACGTCGCAGTCGGCTTGACGCTGGAGGTGGGCACGGACATGCCGCCGGCGAAGTTCGTGCGGGTGACGAGCGGCAGAATATTACCGACGCGCTCCATCGCCTCATAGATCTTCTGGACGGTCGTGGTCGGAATGACTACGGACGCATCGCTGGTCTTGGTGTTCTGGTCGGCATTGGAGAACTTCGCCGGGATGGGAACGCCGCGGCAGACGTATGCCTGGAACGCCGCCTTATACTCGGCGGAGTCGTACATGTCGTCGGGCGCGCCCTGCTCGTAGCGGCCGACCACGTTGCCGAACTGCGGGTTAGCGGCAGCGGCGGCGAAGTCAGGGCCGGCGACGCGGTCCTTGAGCGCGTCAAGGTTCGCCTGGCGCTTGCTGGACTCCTCGTACTCATTGTCGAGGGTTTCAATCTGCTTGGTGACATCCTCGAATTTCTCGGTGTCGCCGGCGTCCAGAAGCTGCTGGGCCTGATTCATAAGCTCGCCGCGCTTCTGGAGATAGATTTCTTTCTTCATGTGAGAGATCTTCCTTTCAGTTCATAAAATTTGAGTTTGGCCTTGGCTTTTATCAGATCGTCCGCGGGCTCGCCCTCGGGCGGTTTGATCGAGTTGCGCATTTTGTTGATAACTTCCGCCGGCAGCACCGTGCAGCAGGCGGCTGTGATGCGGACGGCGGGCTCGCTGACCTTGTCGATCAGACCTTTCTCCACAGCGTCAGCCGCGGAGAGCCACGTCTCCTCGTCCATGAGTTTCAGTGCCGCATCAAGCGTCATGCCTGTTTTCTCCACATAGGCGGCGGCAATCGTCTCGTTCGCCTTGCGGAGGACGTCGCTGTGCTTGTCCATGGTGTGGTAGTCCCCGGCAGCGCTGCCGGACACGTTATGTACCATGACCATCCCCGTCGGCGAGATGTCCGACGGGCCTGCACAGGCGATCACCGAGGCCGCAGATGCAGCAAGGCCGGTCACATGCAATGCGACCGGCCCTTTGTAGGCTCTGAGCTCAGAGTATATTTCCGACCCGGCGAAGATATCGCCGCCGCCGGAGTTTATGTAGACGTCAACGGGTTCGCCTCTGGCCCTCGCCAGAGCGTCCCTGATCGGCTTCGGGCTCGTGTTCTCGATCCCGAACCAATCGTAGATCCAGGCTTCATCGCTGTTGACGATGGTGCCCTTTACATCAATTCTCACCGGATGATGCCCCCTCTCCTATTTGCTTTGTCGGCGCGGTGTCAAGACGCCGTATCGGCTCATCGCCGCCGTCGACCGGCGCGAGGTTGAACGCAGCGCGCCACTCGTTCGGTGTCAGAGCGCCGCGGTCGACGAGTGAAACAAGGTTGAGCTTGGTTTGCATGCTGGCGCAGTCCCATGCGCTTGCCTCGAATACGATCTTGTTCCCGAAGGCTCGCGCCTTGCGGGAAAACAGCTTCCGGGTAAACTCCTCGCTGAGCTGGTTCTGCACCCACTCGACCTCGCTGTCGAAGTGTGCGCCCCACTCGGCCTCGCTGCGTGAGGTGTCAACGACCTTCTGATTAGTCCCGAAAAGCGAATAAATGCGCTTCGTGGTTCGGTCCATCTGCGCGGCGTTCGGCACGTAGTCGGTCGGATTGACCTGCACAGCGTCCGCCTTCGCGTCGACGGCGGCCACTCCGCGGCCGTTCTCAACGTCGAGAAACGCCTTGGCGAAGCTGTTCGCCTGCTCTTCAACGTCCTTCTTCCGCATCGAGCTGTTAAGCTTCAGCAGCCAGCGGATGACCGAGCTGTTTTTGACGGCCTTTACAATGCCCTGGTCGGTGACGGACACGATCTGCATCAGCGGTTCGAGCGCCGGGAATATCGGCGTACCGAAGATATCGTCCTTGTGGAAGTTGTCCCGCAGGTGGATCACGTCCGTGTACCTGAAAGTAAAAATTTTGCCGTTGTTGAAAAAGAACTTGAGGAACAGCTCACCGCTGCGGTCATAGATTGCCTCGCATCCGGAGGCCGATATCGGATAGATATTGACCGGCAGCCCGTTGTCATCGCGCAGGATCAGCGCGAAAGCGTTCTGGTTGAGCTTGAGCTGAGTCATCAGCTTCTCGCGGAACACCGAGCCCGTCATCCACGGGTTCGGCTCCTCAAGCAAGAAACGGATATAAGGCTCCGGATTTATGTCGATCTTGCGCTTGCCGTCGGCGGTGAAGCTTTCCCGGACGTGCTTCGGCGTCAGCTTGCCGACGGCCTTCACATCCTGCCGGATGGCGGAGAGGACAATGTCGCTCTGGTAAGCCTTGCCGTTCCATGCAAAAAAGCCGTTGCCGCGTTCAGTCACGAGGTCGACGCGGGAAATTGTCTTATTTGTAAATCTGTCGAATATGCTCAAAGCATCACTCCCTATGCGATCAGGTCGCGGTATTCGTCCTGCTTGTCCAGGAACACGGTGTACGCGTCCAGCAGCGCAGCCGTGCCGTCAATGCGGCGGGTCGGCTTGCTGGTCTTGTGCGGCTGGATGTTGCCGTTAACGTCCTCGTCGTAAGCCGTATTCGCCAGGCACCACTTGTCGATCGGATTGTTGTTGTAGATGATGCGCTTGCTGCCGAGGTCATTGCCGAGGCGCTTCATCGGCTCACTGAGCGTCTTCTTGCCCTGCACGACCGGGATCATTGACATCTTGCCGAAGTAATCAGCCATGTCCTCAACGAAGTAGGTCGCGCTCCAGCTGTCGTATCCGACGTAGGGGATGTAGATGTCCAGCTCCTCCTGAACGTAGACAAACCACTCCTTGACGTACTTCGCGTGAACGTGGTTGCCGGGGCTGAGCTGAACCAACCCGCGGTCGAGCCACTTGTCATACGGGATCTTGTCCTCGTTGACTCGCTTGGTGAGAAGATCCTCGGCCAGCCAGTACATAGAGATCGAGAAGATCTTCTCACACCCGGGAACCTGGAAGATGACACGGGCGGCCGTGAGGTCGGTCGTGCTCGACAGGTCGACTCCGCCGATGCCGTAGGTCGGATACGGCAGCACCTTTTCAACACCGTCATGCACCCAGACGAAGATCCGCTCCGAGGGGTTAAGCTTGTACGTGTCGCGGCAGTCGAGCTCCTCGAAGGTGAGCCACGCCTCGGAGCTGGTCTCGCGGATGTTGAACTCTTTACAGACCAGATTCTTGACAAGCGCGGGGTTCGCCTTGGCCTTCTCGACCTTCTCTGCGAGCGTTCTGTAGCTTTTGATGGTGCCGAGGCCGGGATTGGCCTTTTTCCAGCAGGCGGGGTCTGTCCACTCTGCGCGGGCGTCGAGCTCGTAGACGAACGCGATGAGGCGGTCGTCGTGATAGCCGTCAGGATCGTCATAGCCGTTAATTACCCGCTCGATTTCCTCGTACTTCTCGTCGTACAGATCCTCACGAATCTTGCCGGCGGTCGAGGTGATGAACAGCAGCGGCTGCTCACGGGCTGACATACCGTCGGCGATGATGTCGTACAGCTGCCGCCCGTTCTTCCACTGGTGAATCTCGTCGAGGAGCGCGCAGTGAACGTTGAGGCCGTCGAGCGTGTCGCTGTCAGAGGACAGCGGCTTGAATACGCCGTCGTTGTAGTCGCTGGCGATCTCGCCGACGAGCGGCCGCACACGCTTGAGCAGCGTCGGGGACTTCTGCACCATGCGCTTTGCCTCGGACCAGATGATTTTAGCCTGGTCGCGCTTGGTAGCGACTGCATAGACCTCCGGTCCGGGCTCAGAATCGGCAAGCTGCATGTACAGGCCTATCGCCGAGGCGAGCAGGCTCTTGCCGTTCTTCTTGCCGACGATCAGGATCGCCTCGCGGTACTGGCGGTTGCCCTCGATGTCGACGAAGCCGAACACCGTCGCGAGCATCGCTTTTTCCCAAAGCTCAAGCTGAATGAGCTGACCGCCGAGCTTTCCCTTGGAGTGCCGGCAGTAGTTCTCGACGAACTCGATCACGTGGTTAGCGCGCCGCGGGTCGTAGAAGTACTCCGAGCCTTTTCCGTCCATGCGGCGGACTATGTGCCGGTAGGTCCGGTAAATTTTCTGCGAGACGACTTCCTGCCCGCTCTCGATTTTCGTCCAGTACTCGCGTATCGGGGCGAAAGTGAGGGGATACGACCTGCGCTTTGTCACGGGTCATCACGCCCCGTGACGAAACTGCCGAAGCCGTCGTCCTCGCTGTTGCCGGCAACGGCGGGGAGCATGGAGTCGAGCTGCCGGATGATCTTCTGGTAGTTCCCGTTCAAACTCTGATAACTCTGCCCCTGCGGACGGGCACGGGCATATGGCTCAACGTTTGCAGACTGGGTAAACATCTCAGTCCAGCCGTTCTCCTTGATGTCGGCTTCGAGATCCTCGCACTCGATGCGCATGAAAGCGGCGCGTTCGATGAGCGGAGCGGCGAGCTTCTGGCGAACGGGGTCTATGTCCTGGTAGATGGATTCAAGCCGTTTTTTCTCGGTTTTTATCCGGTCAGCTTTGGTCTTTGGCTTTGCATTTCGTCCCATTTTCGCCCTCCTTTCGCGGCTTTTCCTCATGTGCGCGGGGTCTTTGTTTAAATTTTTCTTCTGCCCGATTTTTACCCTTTCGGTGGGGGGGCCTTGCGCGACCCTGTGTATTCTCCCGAGGCTGGGCGGCGGTCAGGAGCGGCCGAGACCGCAGAAAAATTACGGGGGGATAGGGTCGCCGTCAGCGTCGAAGCGGATCAGCGGCGTGAGCGACGGCGCAACGCCGTGCCCGGGATACTTGTCGTGACATTCTTTGCAGACCCAGCGGAGATTTGCATGGTTAAGCGCGATGTCCGGATCGTTGACGGTCTCGGCCGTCAGCATGACCGGCCAGTGATGCGCGATGTAGCCGAGCCTCTCGCCGCAGTCCATGCACATCCCGCCGTCGATCGCTCGGCGCTTGGCGATGAACGCCGCACGGCAGCGCAGCCATGCCTTGCCGGAGTAGAACCCTCTTGCCCAGGATTGACTCATACGCGGACACCCGGCCCTTTCTTCCCCGTGCGCCGGCTATCGCCTCGGCGCTGTCCGGGAAACGAAAAAGAGCCGGGGCCAGCGACAAACACACTCATGTGTCTATCACTGGCCCCGGCTCTCAAAGCACTGGCCCCGACTGATGTCGATCCGATGTTCGGTTTTGCAGAAGCGGCAGAAGACGACCAGATTAGTCGCCGTCGTGTCCGGCTCGATCTTGAGCAGCTTTTTATTGCCGCGACAAGTCGGGCACTGGAGGAACCCGTCTTTCACTGTTAGTCTAACAGAAAAGTCTTGAGATTGCAATACTTTTCAGCACTCCTTTCCTTTTAATAACATAGTTTTCAAGCCAGAAAAAATTTATAAAAAAGATTTTCCGGTGCCCGAATCGGGCACAATCTACGACCGGCGTCTGCGGTGCCGCCGAACCTTAAGCGCGTTGTTATAAGCGTATTTGATGTACTGCCATTCGCCGCGGCTGCGGACGTCCTCGAACACTGTCGTGTCCTTCGGCACGCGCAGCGGCGTGAACTCCCGCACGGAGAAGCTCTCAACTTCCGGCTTCTTGGCGTTGCGGGTGTAGCTCCAAGAGCGCTGCCCTATCTTGTCCCGTTCCTCCTTGGCCATGTACCGGGCCAAGGTCTCATAGTTCTTGTTCTTGTCGACGCGCAGCGCGTTGAACTCGCATTCACCTTGCCCCCATAGCCGGAGCATCTCCTCGTAGTCGTTGCCGGTCGCGTTGCACACTATATGTATATGCCAGCGCCCCTCGCCGTGGAGGTGCTCAATCGACCAGAACATGACGAGGTTCTGCCCTCGTTCCTCACGCGCGGCCCGGAGCTTATCAAGAAACCACTTGAATTTATTCCGGACCTGCTCGCGGGTCTCCGGGAGGTGATGATCGTCGAATGTCAGGCACCCAACAACGTCGCCCTTGACGAGGTTCGCTGCGAGCAGCAGCTCAAGCTTCTGCCATGAATAGATAGCGTTCATCCGGCGCTGCGCTTCCGAGCTTGTCCCGGTGCGCCGCCGGCCGCTTGAGCTGCTGCCGCCTGAGCGATACGGGTATATGATCTCCTTAACCAGCGGCCCGGCCGATATGATCTTTTTGCGGTAAGCCATGAATGATACCCCCGACGTCCTTTGCCTCATGGCCATAGACCGCGATGTTTAATTAGTAAAATAAGCTTTGCTGTGAGGAGAACGTTTCGAAACGCTTCTCCTCAAGCTTAAAATATGTTTTGTCGATTTCGCAGCCGACGAAGTCAAAGCCGAGACTGTACGCCGCGATTCGGCTGCTGCCGGAGCCGAGGAACGGATCAAACACTCGCCCCCCCACAGGGGTGCAGCATCTTAATATCCGCTGATAGAGACTGACGGGCTTGCTCGTCTCGTGGAAGCTCCCTTCACGAACTCGAAAGCCGCCGGCGTACTCCCATACGTTACAGTGCTCATCATCTGGCTGCCAGTAGTTCCGCAGCTCCTCGTACTGCTTCCGCAGCTCCTCGTACTGCCCGAAGCCGAGAGGCTCGTAGACTGCCGTCCAGACGGCTTCCGTCGGGATCTCAAATTGATTGTCCTGAAAGTAGTGCCGAAGCATGTGCGGCTTCTTCCCCGTGACGGCTGTGTACTTTTCGGCGATGTCTTTCGGAGTCAGGCCAAGCCTTTGCATTTCCTGACGGTACCATTCTTTCAAGGGTTTATAGCACTCGGGATTACTGTTGATATAATCAAGCCCTGTTCTGTTCCAAGAAGTGTCGCAGCCGGGAGTTGAGAACCAATGGACAAGGTACTCGTTAACATTGAAGAAGCTTCGCAGTCCGGTGTTCTTGGCACACTCGGCGGTCTTCCAGGCCTTTGCACGGAAATTGCGTTTGTAAAGAACTATGAAATCCCGAAGAACAAGGCCGGGCAGTGTCTGCGATTCAGCCATTATGCGGCAGAGCTGAGACATGTCGGAATGAAACATCCATAGGCTGCCAGTATCCTTGAGAATACGGCTGAACTCACGGAGCCACGCCATCACGTCGCTCACATCAGCGTCTACGCTCGGCCACTTGTCCCATGCCGCTTTGGCGATGTTATAGGGCGGGTCAGCGACAACGACGTCAAACGCCTTGTCGGGCAGTGACCGCATGTACTCCATGCAGTCACAGTTAAGGGCCATGCTCTCGGGCATGTTTTACCTCCTGAATCATAGCCCGTGGAGTCTGGCTCACCCGGCGGAAGAATTGTTATTTACAGTTTGTACAGCTCCCTTACCGCTGCATCAAAACACCTCGCGGCCTTCGCAACGCAATCGACGCACATCCAGTATCTGTGATACTTCGTTGAGAGATGCTTGCCGTCGTTATACTTCGTTTCCGGTACTGTTAGTTTGAGAACAGTGCCAGTCTTGAGGCACCCGGAACAAACACAATTATTCTGCTCACTGATGTGAGCACGAAACTCCACATCTGGGAGATAGTTAATGCCAGGTTTATTCATCATCCAGCGCCTCCGGGTTTGTCCCTACGTCTGCCGAGCCGAACATGGAGCAGTACGCTATCGGTGCGGCATACGGATGCTCTATGAGCCGGCAAGCGGGACGGCTGCCAATTACCGAAAACGGCGGCTTGGTGTCGTACTCGTTTTTCACATAGTAGGCCATGCAGTTTTCTGCACTGCAAAGGCCAAAGGCCTGACCATTAGTCTGACCGCTGGGGAGGCGGGTGGTTACGCGCTTAAATGGACAAAGCATTGTTAACGTCCTCCTTATCACAATTTGTGTTGCTTACCGTCTCGCGTGACGATCTTGATATCATACCGCACCTCGCGAGGCGAGTAATACTTACCGCAGGCCGCCTTGAGCGCGGCCTCCTGCTTAGCGATGGCATACTCGTTATCCTTGGTGTCGCCCTTTTCAAGTTCTCGGATTTCCGCGTACTTGGCATTGAAGGCATCGTGGAAGCGCTTCAGCCGCTCTTCGCCGAACCCAAACCCCTCGGCGAGTGCGAGGCACACCGCATCAAGAGTCTGCTGCTCGGTATAGGCGATTACTCTCATCGTCCATAGTTCGCGTTCGGCCTTTTGCCGGGCGAGCAATCCGCTTTTACTCATGCCGCTTTTCCTCCAAGCCGGGTATGTCGAACGTCAAGGACAACTGTTTCGCCCCAGAGTTGAACTCAATATCTGAAATACAGACCTTGTACTCCATGATGCCCGGGAAACCGGGGAGGATGGGAATCCGAAGCAAAATCGGAGTATCCCATGTAATGTCAGACAGGTCTATCGTGCGAGGCGCGTGAAGTGCTCTGTCTGTTTTCTTGGTGATGTATTCATCCATTGATTTTTCCTCCGTTTATTATCGTGAATTTCTTCCGTGCGGCCTCTGCCCGCCGATCGCTTGCCCGCCGCGCTTCCCGGTACCGTTCGCACTCGCGGCGGGTCTGGATGCGATACCGGGGGGCGGCACCGTGCCACCAGCGGCACTCGTCGCACGTAAAGCAAATATCATCTATTGCGTCGATCTCGTCAGGATCGCGGGAGTAGGACAGCTCGCAGGAGAAAATGCAGGTGTGGCATAGGCAGTTATCACAGCTCATCGGTCGGCCAAACCTTCACGATCTCATACAGCCCGTCCAAGCAGCAGACAGGCGCGTCGCTGGTTCTCAGGACAATTTCAATAGAGTCCAGAACGACGGAACCGCCGTCCGCTATAGATATCGAGTATGTCTTAATCATGTCAATCCTCTTCACATACTCATCCATTGTCTTCCTCCCTAATCGGCGCACCTTGCTCAACCCACTTGTCGAGCGTTATCGATAGCGACAAGAGCTCATACTTAAGGAGCTCCTCATAGCCTCGCACAATGCTCTCTGGAACCTTGAGCCGATGCTGTCTGTACAGCATTCCCTCGAATTTAATGTCACCCTGGGCCTTGATGACCCTCTGCGCCCCTTTAAGGCACTCGTCAAGGAGAGGATGATAACCCATCTTCCGCCCTCCTTTCACCGTTTCCGCGGCACACGGTACCATGCGGTGACTACAGCGTCGGCGGGCAGACTCCAAACTCCGCCGCAGAATGTCCGGACATCTGAAAGATCCGGGTATTCTGCTTCATCGTCGTCTGCTGCGCGGTATTTGACTAAATACTCCCCCTCCTCCGGCGGCTCCCCGGTCTGCCACTTCGGCTCCGCCGTGCCGGTGCCCGATTCGGGCACATCGCGGCCGAAGAGATAATCCAGCGAGCAGCCGAGCAGATCGGCCAGCTTGACGAGGTGCGCTATGGTGTTACGGTCGACGATGTAGCCGAACGGAAGCCGGGTGTCTGCCGTAAGCTTGCCGCCGCCGTCGAGCAGCGGGGTCGCACTCTGAGGCGGCAACGGGCAGTAGATGCCGGCCTTGTCGCAGACCTCATTGTAATCGACGCCCGCCCGCTTGCAGGCCTCGCCCATGCGGCTCCACATCAGCCGCAGCGCGTCGACTGCCGGCCTGTCGCGTTCGGCCTGCACCGCAGCTTCCGCGGCCTTGGCCTCTTTCTTTTCGGCCTTTTTCTGCGCCTTGACTACAGCCATGCGGGAGCAGCACTTTGAGCAGGTCGCAAGCTCGTCGCAGTCGTAGCAGCAGCCGGAGCCGCAGTGCGTATAGCCTCGCCAGCCGTTAGAGTAAAGCTTATCCATCATATTCGGAACATTGACGCAGGTTCCGCCCTGCTCGCAGCGGCAGACCATTTTGCTGAAACGCTGGATGTCCTCGCCCTGCTCTTTAACCCTGCTCGAATAAAGGTACCTGATGTCGTCCCGGTTTTTCTGCGTCGCACGATCAACGATGACACGCTGGGTGTCGGCCGGCAGCTTGGCGAGCTCATAGGCCGTGTCCTCCGGCAGTTTGCCCCTTTCGTAGTACCCGGCGTAGATATCCGGCGCGAGCTTGTCGCGGATGACCTTCAGGCGGGACAGCTTCGACTTGCTCACCTTGCAGGCCTCGGCGACGTGATCGCGCATTCTGCCGGGGAACTCGACGCCCTCCTCCTTGAGCTGGTAGAGCAGCGCCTCGACGCGCTCGGCCTGCTTCGAGATATCCGCGGAGGACATCCGGCGCGTGTCGGAGTTTGCGTAGATCAGGCGCAGCTCGCGCAGCGCCTCGCTGCCGCCGTCGGCCTCGACGATGCAGGGCACCGTCTCAAAGGCCTTGTTGCCGTCCTCGACGATCTTGCGCATCGCCGCCGTGCGGCGGTGGCCGCTGACGATGATGTACTCGCCGCTGTGCTCCGCGTCGCGGCGGACGCGGACGGGCTGCTGTAGCCCGGCAAACTCGATGTTCTCGGCGAGCTCCTCGATGCCGTCGAGGGAGTAGAAGTTGTTCGGGTCGTCGTGCAGCTTGTCGAGCCCTATGTACTCGATGCGCTCACGGCCGTCACTTGTGCCCGATTCGGGCACATTTTTGAGTACCGACGCTAAATCGAATCCCATGACCGCACCTCCTCACATCAGCGCCGCAACGACGCGGCGGTAATCGACGCCCGCCGCACTCTTCGGCGAGCTGATAACAAGCGGCTCCTGCGCAAAGGTCATGTCGTCGACCTTGTTCGTGCGCCGCACATGCGGCAGCACCGGGAGCCCGAACTCGCGCAGCATCTTCTCGGCCTCGATGATGTTATCCGACTTATACCACATCGTCGGCAGGATGCCGGCGACGGTGAGGCTGTCGTTGATCTTGCGCATGTTGCTGACCTGCTGCATGATGTTCGCCATCCCGCGCAGGCTAAACGCATCGAGCTTAATCGGGATGATGACCTCGTCCGCCGCCACCAGCGCCGCGGCAGAAGCCGCATTGAACGCCGGCGGGCAGTCGATGATCATTCTGTCGTACCTGTCGTCCAGCTCCGCGGCCAGCTCACGCAGGCACACGGCGGAGGCGCTGCCGGTCTCGATCTTCGTCAGATCGAGGTCCATCAGGCTGTCGTCTCCCGGCAGGAGGTCGACGCCGTCGAACCGGCTGTGCTCGATGCACGGCGCGAGGCCGCGCAGCATGTCGGCGAGGGTGCCGGGATGCACCGCGTCGCGCTGGAAAAACTCGGTGCAGTTGCATTGGCTGTCCGCGTCCACTAACAGGACGCGCTGCTTGTAGTCCTTGGCCAGTATCGCGGCCATGTTCAGGGCTGTCGTCGTCTTGGCAACGCCGCCCTTGAGGTTGATTATCGCGGTTGTTCTCATCGTTGTGGTCCTCCAGACTCTGGTTTTGCTTAAAATTTGAATGACTCGTAAAGTGTCGCGCCGCCCGCCTGGTACCGTGCTCTGTACCACCGGTGCGCATAGTTGATCTCGACTATCTCGCCCTCGACGTCACCCTTGACGCCGTAGGAGCTGAGGGAATTCGTGTCGCTGAACTGTGTCCATGCTGAGGGGATGAATCGAATCTTGTCTCCGATCTTCGTCGTGCCTCACCTCCTAAAACGGGAGCTCGTCGCCGTTGTCCGGCAGCTCTTTGAATGTCACCTGATCCGGCGGCGGGGTCTTGCCGTTGCGCTGTGCGGTCGTGAATCTCATGTGCTCCGGGTCGAAGTCGAGCCGGACGCTGCCGAGCGCGCCGTCCTTGTTCTTGTCGACGATCAGAACGCGCTGGCTCCTGTAATCCTTTGGGTCGGCGAGGTCCATCATCAGGATCGCCTCGGCGTCCTGGAGGAGCTGCCGGCTCTCTCGGAGATCTTCCTTGCGCAGCGGACGACGTTTGCCGTCCTTTCCGGGCTCCGGCGGCGTCACCTGCGACAGTGCGACCACCGTCACACCGAGCTCCTGCGCCATCGAGTGCAGCGCCATTGACGTCGCCGTCACGGTCTCAAACCGGCTGTCCCGGCTCCGTCCGGGGACGAGCTGAACGTAATCGATGAAGATCACGTCGTACTGCCCGCAGAGCGTCTCTGCCCGGAGGTCGTCCACCGTCATCCCGGCGGACTCCTGTATGTACAGCGGGATGCGTTCTGAACGCTCCGCCTCGGCCATCGCCCGGCGGGCGACGTGCTCGGATATGTTCTTCGCCTTGATGTCCGACAGCCGCGCATCTGCAGTGTTTGCGATCGTGCGGTCGGCCGACGCCTCAAGGCTCGTCTCGTAGCTGAAGAAGCAGACCCGGCTCCCGCCGGCTGCGATGTTATACGCGAGCTGCAGGGAGAATGCCGTCTTGCCGACGGAGCTGTCCGCGCCTATGACGACGAAGCTGCCGCGGCTGATCCTGACTTTCTTGTCCAGCGCCTCGATCCCGAATTTGAGGAAGTCCGGCGGCGTAGGGTCGTTCATGCGGTCGAAGAAGTCCGCGAGGATCTCCGTGTAGTTCCGGACTCGCCGCCCGGGCCGCACACTCAGCATCCCCTGTGCCTCGACAAGGAGCCTCCGCCCGTCCTCCGCGCTGGCCGCCTCTGTGAGCGCCTGCCCCAGATCGCGGATGCGTGTCAGCATCGCGCCGTCCTTGAGGAGCTTCACATACTCGCGCCAGTTATTCGCCGTCGGCGTCAGCTGGAGTATCTCGCGCACCTGCTGCGAATACGCAGCGCCGACATGCTCCACGAGCGTCACGGCGTCGAGAGTCTCTTGCTTGAGGAATATCTCCCGCGCCGCGGTGAAGAGGTTTCGCTTGACGGGGTCGGAGAAGTCCTCCGGCCTGACCACGTGCATGATCTGTCCCGCGAGCTTCTCCGGCTCTATCAGCAGCGAACCGAGGACTGCCGTCTGCGCGTCGTAATAGGCCGAGTAGCCGGTCAGGTCCATTCTTCGCGCTCCCCTCCGTCGTCGCTTATCCCGGTCACTGTGGCCGGGGCCTCGTCGATCTCCTCGGCGTCGAGCCAGAGCCGCCCGTTGAGGTAGGAGCTGAGGTGCGGCACCCCTATGCCGCGGCTCCATTCGTCCGTCCGGAGCTGCCTCATAAGCGCCTTAGCGATGGTGTCGATCAGCTCGTCCGAAGGCTTGAGCTTGTCCCATGCCCTCATAGCCCGCTGCTTGCTGCCGCGCTTGGAGTGCGGGTAGAAGTTCCATAACTTGGCGAAGCGCTCCGGCTTGTGCTTCGGTTCAGAAACACACACATCATCCCCCTGGGGGGATATAGGGGGGTTATTTTCAAGATTATTATTATTTTCTATTGGTCTCGGATTTTTATCGGGGACGGTCTCGGATTTTTTCCCGACACGGGTCTCGGATTTCCGTCCGGGACGGGTATCGGATTTTTTCCCGATACCCCCCATCTCACTAAAGTCGTATGGCTTTGTCGTGAGGTAAATGCGGCGACGGTCGCGGTTGACTCTGTTCTTGTCTACGTCGACCCTTATGTACTCAGCCTCCTCCAGCGTTTTGATCAGGGAACTGACCGTGTCCGGCTTGATGCCAAAACGCTCGGAAAACTCCTGGTTGTGGGCGAAACAGTAACCGTACTCGTTGACCTTTGCGGCAATCTCGGAATAGATCAGCTTCGCATTTGGCGAAAGATTGCGGTCGTATCTGACCCGCGCGGGCAGTATTGCCCATTGCCCGGTATAATCGCTCATATTACCACCCTCTCTAAATGCTCTCGTAACAAGGCTCAGCGCCTGAGCCTTGTAGCCAAAACATTAAAGATCAATACCGTAGTGCTCCGCAAGCTGGCGGATGATCCGGCCGCCAAATGCGTCCTTAGTCAGGTCGATGAACTCCTCCGGGGTCATAGCGTCGTTCATGCTGAGCTCATGATCCTGCGCGAAGGCATCGCGCCCCTGTGTGCAGCTGCCCGTGAGGCGATGGTGCCAGTCATAGAAGTCCGCGACGGTGTAAGCCTCGCCCGGTGTGAACTGCTCTCGGAACGCCTCAAGCTTTTCCTCGACGGGCATATCGTCAAAAAGCTTCTCCTCCAGTGCTGCCTGAGCTGCGTGGAGATCCTCACCGTGCGCGAACTTTCCGCCGCCCTTGACGACGAATGTCTTGCGCTTCGACAGATCGGTCATCACGATAAACCCCATCGCAACAGAGCCGCGGAGCCCGGTGATGATCGTCGGCACACCGTCGATCATATAGACAGGTTCTCCACAGAGACTCTTTAAGCCGGAGGTGTCGCCGTCGCCGTGGCCGCCGCCGTAACCGGAGCCGTCGCCGTCGCCGGAGCCGTCGCCGTCGCCGTAACCGGAGCCGTCGCCGTAACCGGAGCCGTCGCCGTAACCGGAGCCGTCGCCGTCGCCGGAGCCGTCGCCGTCGCCGGGGGCGCCGCCGTAACCGGAGCCGTCGCCGTAACCGGAGCCGAAGCCGCCGCCGTTAAATTCGACCTTCAGGAACTCCTGAACCGTTAAGCTGTCCATACGCGAACCGCCTTGATGCTTGCCTCTGCGGCCTCGGTGCAGGGAATGATCTCGATCGCGTCCGTTATGCAGATCTCGGCGACCGGTGCGGGGAACTTACAGGACTGGGGCTTCTTGGTGCCTATGTTGGCAAGCTCGGATATGCTGGCTGCACCGTCCCAATACCAGAGACGGCGGCAGTCGGTCAGCGTGACCTCTCTGCCCTCCTTGCTCTTGAGATGCCCGGCAAATACGCCGGAGCGATCGCCGCGGACGATTACATACTTGTTCTCGAACATTGGTAGACCTCCTTTAATTTTTCGAGACGCGAGTGCTCTCGTGGCAGGTGCCGAACCCGGCTCGGCACCTGTGGCCAGAGCGCTCAGAGCTTGATAACGTAGACCTCTACATACTTGTTCTCGAACATTGGTAGACCTCCTTTAATTTTTCGAGACGCGAGTGCTCTCGTGGCAGGTGCCGAACCCGGCTCGGCACCTGTGGCCAAAGCGCTCAGAGCTTGATAACGTAGACCTCGACCGAGCGGTCGCCCGTCGGCGCGCCGTCGTCCTTACCAGCGGTGCGTCCGGGGAAATCTGTGCCGGTGCATTCTTCGACGAACTTGCTCCAGTCGAATCCGACTCTTTTCTCGGCGATATCACAAGCGGCGGAGTATTCTGAAAAGCTGAGCTCTCTGTTGCCGAGCTTGCATACCTCTATAGCCGCTTCTACTGCGAAGCGCGCCGCTATGGGCGAAAGCTTCTCGCGATTAATAAGCTCACAAAATAAGAGCTTTGCCTCTGAAAGAATCTGTAAAGGGCCGCCCTCAGCTACCACATGGCCGCGCTGGTTGAGCTTCACAGTGTCGCATTTGATCATAATTAGCCTCCTTGTCTAAATTTCAGGCGCAAAGCGCCCGTTATACCACTTTCATCCCCGGGTAGTACCCGCAGCCGACGAGCTTCGAGCCGCGTCGGGCGGGCTGCCTGCGCGCGGGGACGGGGGCTGCCTTAGCCGCAACTCTGCGGCAGCCCGCTATGTACGTCTTGACGTCGGACGTCATCAGCCTGCACTGCCCGCGTATCTTGTACATGGGCAGGTCGCCGTCGGCGATCAGCCGTTCGACGGTCGAGACGGAGACCCCGAGCATATCGGCGGCGTCCAGCTTCGATATAAGCTTGTCGTCCATCAGTGCCTCCTCCAATACAGCGCCAGCGCAAGCGCGCTGAGGACAGTCCCAACCACGCCGAAGCATAGCGCGGCGCGCACCATCACCATGAGCTCAGCCATTGGAGCCCCTCTCCAGCAGCCCGGCGCGTGTTACCTTCGCGTATGCGTAGAACTCCTGCCCTCCCCAGAACGTGTGCCAGAAGGTCGCCGCGGGCAGCAATGCCGCGTTCTCGTCGGGGGCGGCCACGGTGCAGCGCCCGAATACCGGGTGCTCAACCTCGAAAAGCTTTCGCACGGTGTAGCCGGGGAAGCGTCCCTGATATCTGTCACTCGGCATGTCTCGCACCTCCCGCGCACTTGACGGCGATCGCCGCCTCAATAACGTCGTCGAGATCGCCCGCGATCTCCTCGAAGAGCGCCTCCTCGCGGTTGTCGACCATGCCGTCAGACGCGATCTGTATCAGGTTGTCGACGCTGCCGCTCACGGCCTTGACCGATGTCAGCAGCTTCAGCACCGCCTGAGGCAGAGGCACGTCCGGCACATCCGGGAGCATGTCCTCGGCTATCGCGCTCTTGGCTCTGAGGTGCCACAGCGGCAGCACGAGGATACCCGTCGTCTCCGCCATCATCAGCACCGTCTCGTCGCTGGGCAGCATCGCCCCGGCCTCGTACCGTCGGACGCTGTCCGGGGATATCCCCAGCAGCTCCGCCCAGCGCTCCTGCGTCAGACCGGCAGTCTGCCGCGCGTTTTTATAGATGTTCCGGGCGTCCTTATCCATTGACGCGCACCTCCCTGTCAGGTATTGTATTGTCACGGGCTGCGTCCGCACCCTGGGTGTTCAGTCCGAGCAGCGCGTCAACGCTGCATCCGAGGATCTTCGCCAGCTTTATAAGGTGCCTGGCCTGCGGAGCGCGTCTGCCGATTTCCCAGTGTGCTATAGTGCCCTGCGACACGCCCAGTCTCAATGCAAGCTGGACTTGGGATAGTCCCGCGGCCTCGCGCAGCCTCTTGAGCTCGTCCATTTCGTCACCTGCTTTCTGTCTGCCTCGCTCTGCATTTTGCTCCCGGGCTTGCGACCGGCGTCGGCTGCATTAAGGCCTCCCCGCGGGAAAAGAAGAGCAAAGACCGCGGGGAACTGCAAGGGGAAAGGTATAGAGAGGATAAAAAGGAGAAAACTAAAATATGTAATGCTTGATGAGGTAGCAGCCCGCAGCCCAGGCGAACAGCGTCAGGAGCGTCAGCAGGGCTACGCCCGCGACCGGCCAGCGGCTGCCGTACTTCCAGAGCACGATCGCGCTCTGCCATGCGCCTACATTCGAGTACGCCGTGAGGATCACCGCCGCTCCGAAGAAGATGCTGACGAATACTTTCATTTTCCTGCCTCCTTAGCTTGTCAGTTTAATTACCATTGAGATCACTGCCGCGAGGAAGATTATGCTTGCAGACACGAGCGCGAAAATGTTCATTTTTCTACGAATGACACTCATATCTATGTCGAGCTTTACCGACGGCTTGCGCCCGGCATCAAAGAATACTCGGTTATACAGCGGGTCTTCGTATGTCTCCCAATCGTCCGCTTGCAGGTCGGCCACGTTCGGAGTCCATCCCTCGCATGGGTAGATACCTGATTCATACATGGAGATAATATCGCCCTCGTCGGAGATCCCGAGCCGCCGGTCGTTCCAGCATGCCCGCTTGACCCATGGGCTATTAGTGCCCATCGCGGCGCTGATTGCTTCGTTGAGCGTCATTTTCCTGCCCTCGCCTCCGTTATGATTTATTAAATTTCTTGCTTGCATTAAGTTTTCTGATATTAAAATACACCAAGAAATTTAATATGTCAAGAGGTAATATTAAATTCTACGAAGTTTTTGCATATCGCATAGACATATCTGCTGCCGCGTGCTAAATTGGCATTGTGTATAGGATGTGGTCACATGAATAACATCAAGGAATTGCGAATTTCAAAAGGCTTGAAACAGTCTGACTTAGCCAATCTTCTGCACGTTGCTCAAACCACGATAAGTAATTGGGAAAACGACAGAACGGAGCCCGATTTTGATTCACTTCGGCAGATGGCAGAACTCTTTGATGTTTCAGCTGACTATCTATTGGGGCAGAGCGACGTCAAGAAAAAAGAAAAGCCCGTCGTCAAAGACGACGGACTTAATCAGAAGCTGGAGAGACTTAGCGATAGGAACTTGCAGCGCCTGGAGGAATACATTGATCTTCTTTTAGAGACGCAAGGAAAGTGAGCACCCTCTCCCGGTCTTCCGGCGGCAGGATCTGATACTTGCTGATAACGCGGTTGATCTGGTCTCTTCGTCTGGTGTCCTCCATGGTTGCCTCCTAAAATAAATTTGCGGCGCACAGGAACACCGCAGGGCTGCCGGCCTTGCGCCCCCTTTCATTGTAGAATTGCTCCGGCCTTGGTTGCCGCCTCGACCGAAGCTTTAGCAGATATCCGGTATTATGGTCTGTCTGCTACGCTTAGACATTATCATAATATCATCGGTTATGTCTATGCGCAAACGCGGTCAAATGGCCGCGAAGCTCGGGTATCTAATGCCTTAATCAGGATATAATGAGTTTTGGGGGCGAGGAAGTGGCGGAAAAGCCGCTGTTAAAAGATCTGTGTCGGGCAAACAAAGGAAACAACTCAAGCAGGCGCATCGCGGAGCTGTCCGGAGTACCGGAAGCGACGATTAACGGATTCTTTGCGAAGGCGTCAAAGGACCCGTCGGTGTACACGGTCGGCCCGATCTGCCGGGTCTGCAATGTGTCGCTGGACGAGTATTTCGGCATTGAAATTCCGGATAAGACTCCGGAGAACGAGCACCGCATAGAGGTGCTCGAGCACGATAATGCGGCGGTCAAACGGGAAAATGAGCTGCTGGAACGCTCATATGAGCAGCACCGGCGGGCGCTGCGGGCAAAGGACAGGCTGATCTACTGTCTGACCTTCGTCGCAGCGATGGCGATCATCGCGCTTGTCCCGTATTTGAGACTTGATATCATAGACCCCGACTTCGGCCTGTGGCGGGGCTCCCCGTCCTTAGTCGGAGCGGTCGAGATCGTTGCGCTGACGGCCGGCGTCGCCGCGACGGTGTATTTCTTCGTAATAAGCCGCAAAGAGCGGCGGGGGAAATAAATTCACGCCGGTGCCCGATTCGGGCACCGGCGATTTTCTTGAACGGGTGGTATTATGGCCAAAAAATTAAGCTGGAAGCGCTTGCTTATCGGTTTGCTGCTGTTGCTTAACACCTTGCCCTTTTCCGGGGGCAGCAATGCGCACTTGGTAAAGGGGATGCTCTTCATGCTCGCCGGGTGGGGCGTGCTGACGTGGCCGGTGCTGTCCAGCATCTTTACCGGCCCGCGAGACGGTGAGAAGCAGTTCAACATCTGGGACGCCGGGCGCGTGATTGTGTCGGCGTTGTTCTTTGCCGGTGTCGTGTTCGTCGGCTATTTTATGCGCACGGTTTCCGTGGTGACGGTCTGGCTCTTCATCTTCGGCATTGTGACCATTCTCGTCCCGCTGGAGAGTCCTGCAAAGCGGGCACACTCGGAGATAAATGCAAGCATCGGCGTCGCGGGTATGGAGAGCTCCGGACTTTACACCCCGGACGAGATTGCAGAAATTGACGCGGACGTGTCTGCTCGGATGGGTGAAGTCCCGGAAGAGGCACAGACCGCCCCCGTTGAAGAAAAGGAGACTGTTATCATGACGAGAGATAAGACTACTGCAATTATTCTTTCTGCGTTTCTTGGCGTGCTTGGCGTCGACCGCTTTTATCTCGGATATGTTGGCCTCGGTCTGCTCAAGCTGTTCACGCTTGGCTGCTGGGGTATATGGTGGTTGATAGACCTGATTCTTATTTGCACTGGCTCTCTCAAACCCGCCCCGGGCTATCGCTATGCGAGCGATCCTGCGCCCGCGGCGGCAGCTCCTGCGCAGCCTATAATCATCCAGCAGGCCGCGCCCGAAAAGTCGGCTGCACCTGCTTCCACAACAGGGCTGGACGACCTCAAAAAGCTGGCCGAGCTGCATAGCACCGGAGCCATAACCGACGAGGAATTTAACACGCTCAAGGCCAATATCATGAGCAAGATGTAAAACGCCTGTGCCCAATTAGGGCACAGGTCAATTTATAGGGAGGGAATCCATGCCGCGCAAAGACGCGCCCGAATTTTATTACAGTAAGAGCCGCGACGCATATCGAAAGCGGCTGCGGAACCCTGTCACCGGCAAATGGGATATTGAGGTCTGGGGCAAGACGAAGGCCATCGCGCGCGAAAAGGCCGACTGGCGTCAGGCCGAGCTTGACGCGATGGGCATGGACGGGCAGCTGCACGTCTGGCAATATGCTGCCCGGTGGTATGAGCTGAACACGGTCAACCTGTCGCCCAAGGGACGCGCGAACCATAAGAACGCGATAAATAATCACATCTGCCCGGTGATCGGACACATGCTCCTTGCCGAGGTCAAACCGGATGATATCAAGGCCGTTATGGCAGCCGCGGGGTCGCTGAGCAAATCGACGCAGCAGAAGATCGTGACGACCCTTAAAATGGTATTCAGCGCGGCGGAGGACAGCGACCTGATTCTAAAATCCCCCTGCCGCAATATCAAGGCCGGAGGCCGAAAAGCCGTCGAGAAAAAGCCGCTCACTCAGGCGCAGCAGCGCACCGTGCTGGAGGAGCTAAAGGACGAGCGGATATATCCGTTTATTCTGCTCTGTCTGCTCTGCGGCTTGCGGCGGGAGGAGGCTTTCGCCCTACAATGGGACTGCGTGCATCTCGACGATGCCGCGCCATACATCGAGGTTCGGCGCGCCATTCGCTGGGAGTCAAATCAGCCCGTTGTATCCGAACAGCTAAAAAGCGACGCCGCCGAGCGCAATATCCCGGTTCCGGATTTGCTGCGAGATGCGCTGCGCGCTCTGCCGCACGAGGGTGACTATGTCTGCCATATCGAGGGCGGGCGACCGTATAGTGAATCGGCCTACCGCCGCGCATGGGAAGCCGTAACCGGCAGGGAAGTGCGCCCGGTGACATACACCAGCGCGCGCACCGGAAAAGAGGTCTGCGTCCGTCTGAAGCTTGGGGATAAAGTGCCGTTCCGGCGCTACTGCGCAGCGTTCGATTTTCATTTTTCGCCCCATCAGCTCCGACATACATATATAACCGAGCTTATCCTCAGCGGCACACCGCTTAAGCGCGTCCAGTATCTGGCCGGGCACAGTTCCGTCAAGCTCACGCTCGACGTTTACGCCCATCTGCTTGATAATGCCCCTGCCGACGCCCTCCAGAACGTAAATGATAGCTTCAAACACCTGAGGGGCAGCATTGAGGGGACAACTGAGATAGACAAGGTCTGATGCATTGCGGCGCAGTCACTTAAAGACTCGGGGGCGCAAGTTTGGTAAGGATGAGGTCCCCAGTTCGAATCTGGGTAGCAGCTCCAAAAAGCTCTTGCATCGAGAGATGCAGGAGCTTTTTTGCGTTATATTTTCGGCTTGAATTATAGGGAATTTCAGCCCGCTTTTGGCGAAAAAGGCACACAAAATGCAACAAAAGGTTGACGGAGTTAAAAGGAACCGTACAGCAGTTTCAATAGAAATTCACAAAAAAACGCCCAGCATACCCAAATTCTCAAGATACTTTTCAAGATACCGGAGCATTTTTTGAGGGGCAAAGGTCGGGCAGTAAAAGCCCTTTGGGGGGCATAATGGGGGGACTTGCTTTTTCCGCGGCGATGCATCAAATATCCAATTCCCCGGCACAACTCAAGCACATTTTCAAGCACAGGATAAGAGCATATAGGAGTGCGATTTTCGGTTCTAAAACTAAAAGTTGGGAGTACTCGGCTTTCCGGGTCGCCCCCAACTTTCAGTTTAGAACCTTTTTTCAACAGCTTTTGCTCAAAGGCTGTTGTCCGCGCTGTCGGTGTAGCTGATCTTCTCTATTGATTTATAATGACTGAACGCCGCTTCCAGCCGCTTTGGTACGGTGATGCTTTTCAGATTTTTGCAGCCGCTGAACACCCTGTCCCCGATGCTCGTCACGCCATTGGGTATTATAACACTGCCGCCATTGCCGGTATATTTCTTCAGCATGCCGGTTTCAATAACAAAGTCGTCGGAACCGTGTGCCTGCGCTGCTGCCTCGTCAAACCTTTCCCTGGCGACGGTTTTGACATATCTGCGGATCTGACCGAAGCCGCATAATTCCTTCGTGGTGATCCCGAGGACGCAGAGCTGGTTGAACCACGTTATTATGGTCGGGCAATCCAGCGATTTGCTCACTCCCGCAATGCTGAACATTTTTCCCTCGCCCGCTGTCAGCTCCTCCGTTTTTTGAAAAACGGGAGCCGCTGTTTTTATATGCGGCCGTCAGCTCCTTTGCTTTGCCCGCTGCTGTCATGAGCTGAACATTCACTATCGGTGAAAGGTCTGCAGCTGCTATGGAATCGGCATCTGCGAGGATATCTTTCCAGCTGTAATTCTGTCCGGGCCGGAGGGACACCGTATATTGGTGCCAGCCGCCGTCTATCTGCTTATAGACTATGTCTGCTGCGCAGCTCTGTTTTTCGCTCATATGCTTCTGCCTCCTTGACGTTTTTGTCCCTTGTATTATTTGACTATTTTAGCATGACATTTTCTGCGTCCTGCGTCAAGTAATACGGAATATTTTTCACGCACGATAGACGGAAGGCCCGCTCAGGCCGTGATGCTCTGATAAACAAAAAGCACCGGAGCCATAAGGCTTCGGTGCTTTGGATCTGAAACAAATTGAGATCAGCGCTTGCTGAACTGAGGTGCGCGACGTGCAGCCTTGAGGCCGTATTGCGCGAGTTTTTGAGCTGTTTTTCCTTGATATTCCGGGCTTTTCCGGC